TTTACAAGAAGATTAAGTCGAATATTTACACTGTTGCTGATGCAGTTGTGTCAGACAATGTTAAGTGGCTAGAAAGCTTCGGCTTTTCTTCTGATGGTTTGAATGCAGCATTCAGTTATGTGCCACATGAGATTGTACAGAATCTGGTAACTGGTCAAATCTATGATAGTGGTTGGAGTTTGAGCTCTAGAATTTGGGGTGATAATGAACAAACACTTAAAGACATTTATCAAGTTATGGCAAAAGGTCTGGCTGAGAATAAACCTATTTATGAGATTGCCAAGGACCTTGAATCTTATGTAAGACCAAGTGCTAGGTTGCCTTGGAATTTACGAATGGCTGATGGTAAGAAAATCTACAAAAAGCAGGTTGATTATAATGCTCAGCGATTGGCAAGAACTTTGGTTCAGCATGGCTATCAACAAAGCTTTATCGCAACCACTCAAAAAAATCCATTCATAACCGAATATATTTGGAGAAGTAATGGTAGCCGAGTTTGTCCTTTGTGTATGGAACGTGATGGAATGGTATTCCAAAAAGATGACCTCCCTATGGACCACCCAAATGGAATGTGTACAATGGAGCCTGTTGTGGCAGATGATATGGTTGACCAGCTTGCAGATTGGTTTAATAGTCCTGATGGAACGTATCCTGAGATTGATGAATTTGCTAAAGACTTTGGATATAAAGCTTCGAAGCTGACTGCATCTTCGAATACAAAGACTGAGAAACCAAAAGATTCGGTTAAGATATCAGACGAAGCAAAAGACGTTGCTAAAAGGTACACAACTGGAGGCTATAAGTCTATCAACGAACAAGCTGATTTGTATTTGTCTGGAATTCCTAGAGAAAAAGCTTTTTCAAAATCAGGTAGTATTTTGTTTGATGCTGTAAATTCATCAACTGAAAAGTTTGATACATTGTATAGAATCGAAACGTCTAGTGGTTTTGTGGTCAAAGATGGCAAGGTTATTTCCAGTCCACTAAAGAAAGGGGACCAAATAACCTGGGGTTTGAGGAGTACTTCCAAAAGTGATAAGTTTATTGGAAAAGCTGCAGCAGGTAAGGACAAAAATTTACTGTTTGTAGGAGAAGATGATTTTAACACAAAAGTGGTTTATAGGCTAAGAAACGAAACTGGACTCGATGTTTCTAAGATTAGTCCTTATAAATCTCAGCAAGAGGTAATTGTTAGCGGTAACTTCGAAGTTGTTACAACAGGAACTGTTTCTGAAGTAGGTGGTGAGAAGGTTATTCTTGTAGATATCAAAAGAAGACGATAAAAATTTAAATATTTTTTTAAAAAGACATGTACAAACGTCAAGTAATGTGGTATAATAATATCATAAGGTAAATACCTTAAATAAATTCTTAGAGGAGAGATGAAAATGAGAAAGTTCAAAAACTACGAAGCAATCTACTACATCTTGAAAGGGAGCAGTGACAGTCAACTTAAAAAGCTTTATGAAGCTTACACAGGAAATGAAAGTAAAAGTCCTGAAGGAATGTTTGTTGATTGGGCGATGGAAATAGTGGTTGCAATGGCAAAGTCTGATGGATTAACTGAGGAAGAGTTAGACATAGCACTTGATTGGTAACTAAACAAAAGGCGAGGGCGAAAGCCCTCTTCTTGATTAAGTTCAGAATGTCCCCAGATAATTCTGGAGTAAACCAGATTGATTTAGAATATATTATATAATAATTTATGTATTTATTCTAAAAAGTTCATTCTGGATTAAATCTGGACCTCTGGAGGGTATACATCAAAATGAGGTTTTGGATATATCTTAAATAAGTTTGAAAATAATTCAAATATTTTTCAAAAAGATATGTACAAGTTAGGAAAAATATGGTATAATATATATAAGTGGTTGTGAGGACCAAAACAAAATAAGGAGGAACATTCAATGAGTGAAATCAATCGAGAACGAATGTCCTTGATGGTTGAATGTGAGGATTGCAAACAGAAGTTTGAGATTACTTCAGGTGAAGCTGCGCATTCGATAACCTATAAGAAAGAGTTCAATGTAAATGGTCAATCAATATTCCTTACATATTATGATTGTCCAAGTTGTGGTAGACGCCATTATGTCCAAATTGATAATAGGACATCCCTTAATAAGCATAAGGAAGTTTCCAGACAGTTTGTAAAGCTTGCTGTGGCAAAGAAAAGGGGTAAAGAAATTCCACAAAAACAATTGGCAAAATTCAAGAAAACTCGACAGAACCTGTCTGACTACAGGATGAATCTTATGAAACAATATACCGGTAAGTTGATTCACGACAACGAAACGGATTCTGACTTTGTGTTGAGGTTTTCAGTATGAGTCAGAAAATGACAAGAGTAAAATGTGATGAATGTGAATATGAGTTTATCTTGGAAGCTATGGTACGTTTACCTTTGTGGCGTCTGAAAACAATCACAAGGAACAAACTATCAAATATCTACCATGAGAATCATGGAAATAGAATAGGAGGAAATTAAAATGACTGAAGAAACAAAGAACAACCTCACTGACGAGGAAATTGAAGAGAACGAGGACGTTGAAGACCAGGACAATAACAAGGATGATTCTGGAAAGTCCGGGAAAGATGATAAATCTGGCAAGGACAAAGGTGGAGACGACAAGGGTAAGTCTGATAAGACTTTCACCCAGGAGCAGGTAAACAAGATGATGGCTCGTGAAAAGAATCAGGGTCGCAGTGCTGCTCTTAGGGAATTGGGTATTGACCCTAAAGACTCCAAGATGGTTGCAATGGTTAAGGCACTTATCGAAAGCCAAAAGACTGATGAGCAGAAGGCTGCCGAAAAGGATGCTGAAAATCAGGCAAAAATGAAAGAAGCCGAGCAGAGAGCTCAGATTGCAGAAGCTAAAGCTGAAGCCATGATGCTGGGTGTAAAAGCTCAGTATGTGGATGATGTGGTTACTCTTGCACTTGCAAAGATGACTGAAGATTCTGACCTGAAGACTATCATCGGTGAGTTCAAGACCAAGTACCCTGTTTGGTTCGGTGAATCCGAAGACGATGACAAGGGTGGAAAAGACAAAGGAAAAGGTAAGACTGGCCAGAAAGGAACTGGTTCTTCTGTCAAGACTTCTAAGGAAGACAAAGGCAAAGAAGAAAAAAGTCTTGGCGCTCGTCTTGCTGCCCAGCGTAAAACCGGTTCTGGAAAACCTAGCTATTGGGGTGGCAAGAAGTAAAAAATAAACTATTATTTTGAAGGAGGATAAAACAAATGCTTAACAAGTCTGGTATTACTAGAACGACGCTTACTGCGCCGAAACAGATTCTTGCTAATGTTGAGCTGCAGAGTTCTGTTGGTTGTATCGTGCCTCAGTCTCTTGGTGTTACTGTAGGCACAAGAAAGATTGCAAAAGCTGGCACGCCAATTATTGTGAATTTTGGCAATCTTCAAGCAGACGTTGCCGCTGTTGTCGGCCCTACTGCTGGTGTTTTCACGCTGCAAATTACTACTGCATTTGCCAAAGATGAGGTAATTACAATTGAAGGTGTTAATTATACTTGTGCAGAAGATGAGGATGTGGAAGAGAATAAGTTTGCAGGTGCTAATGCTGCCGCACAGATAACTTCTTTGCTAAAGATGGTAAAGACGGATAAATATGATGTAGCCGCCGTTTCGGGTGCAACCGATAAGATTGGATTTACTCAGAAAGTTGTCGATATAACTGACACTACCGGACCTACTGTCTCAAAAACATCAACAACAGGTGCTATTGGTTCGGTGACAAAGGTAACTGACCCGTCCGCTGGTACTACTGGTAATGCAGTTCTTCTACACGACGTTGACGTTACTTCCGGTAAAGCAAATGGCACGGCACTTTATATTGGTGTTGTAAATACCAATCGTCTTGACGATGATGTTAAAGCAATGGTTGCCTACGGCGTAAATACCATTGGTGGTGTTTCCTTTATTAAAGCTTAAGGCAAACTATAATTATTAAAGGAGGAAATGAAACATGACTATTTTCGATTTGATGCAGAGTACTGAACTCGTTGCATATTGGGAAGAGCTCACTCAGGATGAAGCTCCTTATCCTTGTGAGGAACTGTTCCCGGATGATAAGAAGAGAGGCATTTCCCTTAAGTGGATTAAGGGTTCCAAAGGCCTCCCTGTCGTACTTAAGACTTCTGCTTTTGATGTACATGCAATTCCTCGTGCACGTATTGGCTTTGAAAAGCTTACTGCAGAGATGCCGTACTTCAAGGAGTCTACTTATATCGATGAAGAGCTTCGTCAGGAACTCAATCTTGTTCTTGAGACTGGTAACCAGGCTTATATCGATTCTGTAATGAACAAGATTTTTGACGATGAAACTCGCCTGCTCCGTGGTGCTGCAGCTTCTCGTGAGAGAATGCGTATGATGGCACTCACTACTGGTATTATCTCTATGGCTGCAAATGGTCAGAGCTTTACTTTTGACTATGGTGTAACTCATAAGGGTAATGCTGCTATATCTTGGTCTAACCATGCCAACGCTGACCCTATTGAGGACATCAGAGTTGCTAAGGAAACGATTCAGGATGAGACTGGTGCTATTATCACTCGTGCTATGTGTGATGGTGCTACTTGGAGAAACATCCGCAACAATGCTAAGGTTAAGAAGGCAATCTTCGTTCTTACTAACGGTGCTGGTGCTGTTTCTGATAAGCAGCTTCGTCAGTACATTATGGACGAGCTCGAAATCGACGTTGTTGTTAACGATAAGCGTTACAAGGATGAGAATGAGCAGACTGCTAAGTTCATGCCTGATAACACTTTCGTTATGTTCCCTGACGGCGACCTTGGCAAGACTTGGTTCGGTACTACTCCTGCAGAGTCTGACCTCATGTCTGGTTCTGTTGCGAACGTATCTATTACTGATACCGGTGTTGCAGTTACTACTGTTCAGAAGGCTGACCCTGTTCAGGTTGAGACTATCGTTTCTATGATTTGTCTGCCTTCCTTCGAAGCTGCTGACCAAGTTTACATTCTTGATACTACTGCAGCCTAATTAAGGAGGTATGAGCGTGGTAAAGATTACGAATGGTGAAAATGTGTTTGAAGTGACTCGTGGTGCCTTTGACGGGATTTACTCTCGTCAAGGGTATACCATCATGAATGAGAAGGCTGTAGAGAGTACAAAGACTCCTAAAGCTCCTAAAGCGCCTAAAACTCCTAAAGTTCCTGAAAAGACTGAGGATGAGATTTTTGTGGAAGAGATTCTCGAAAAGCCTATTTCTCAGTGGAAGAAGGAAGAGATAAAGCGTTTTGCAGCTATCAATGAGATTGACATTTCTGATACTAAGAACGCCAACGAAGCTAAGAAGATTATTAAGTCTTTTATTGATGGTGAGTAAGAGGTGAGCCTATGACGGATATTGAAAGAATCAAGAAAGAAGTACGAGAGGCTCAGTCACCTTATTTTGAAGAGGATGACTTCCAGTATTATCTGGATAAAAACAATGGTAACGTAAATGCTACCATTTATGAGATGCTTATCATTAAGTCTGAAGATTCTACAATATCTGTCAGTGGTTTGTCCACACAAGATACTTCAGCTTATTTTAAGCGATTGGCATCTCGCTTTAAACCGTTTAACTCAGGCGTCCTCAATGAATAGGAGGTGCCAAGATGATAAACACCCAGTTTGAAGCATACAAAATTAAAAGAGAGTTAAAGCGAAGCGGTATTGATTACGAGTTTAAGAGGTCTGATGTGAATGACTTTGGGGAGCCGGTTGGTGAGCCTATTGTGGTTGGTACAATTCGAGGATTATATCACGAGCAGAATAGCAGCGTCCAAGTCACGACTGGAGACACAACTCAGGTTCGTACAAAGAAAATTCCAATGATTTTGTGCTTGTATGAAGATGCCGCTAGCTTAGTTTTACAGGTCGGTGATGAGCTAAAAATCAACAACAAAACTCTCAAGGTTACCGGTGTGGTGAATATCCAGGAATGGAACATCATTGCAGATATATCTTTGGAGGTGGTTGATAATGTCGTTCAAGCTTGACTATGATAGCAGCTCATTAAAGAAGAACTTGGATAAGATGTCCACAAAACTTGGTGCAGTTATCTTGATGTATTCTGCAACTAAAGCAAGTGAGTTGCAAGCAAAGATGAAAATGAATCGTCCTTGGACCGATAGAACTGGTATGGCGAAAGCTTTGCTAAATGCGAAAGTATCACAGCCAAGTCCAACTATAGTTCGTATTACACTTGCTCATGGTGTAGATTATGGTATTTGGCTTGAGCTTGCACACGAAAAGAACTATGCGATTATTGCTCCAACAGTTAGAGAGGAAGGTCCAAGAATCGTAAGTGACCTTGACAATCTTATGAGCAAACTGAAACTGTGAGGTGATAAGTATGGTTGATGCAAATTTTGAATATGCTGATTCAAGGTGGCAGGACATATACTTGCATTTGAAGAAATCAGGTTTTGATGTATATTCGCCTGGTGTAAAAACTGGTGATTGTACTAAGGAATACATCGTCGTAAAGAATGATGGTTCATCAAAGCTTCCGAACTTCAGTACGGATGATGATTTATATGCAGTAATGTGTTATGTGCCAAAACAAGCATATAGTACACTTGAGCCACTGGTTCAAAAGGTCAAGAAGGCCATGAAGGAGTTAGAGCCGATGATTATGCCGTATGGCAGTCAAACTCCAAGCTATTATGACGATAGCTACAAGGCTCACATGATTAGTATTGAATACAAGAATCACAAGAAAATTCTATAAGGAGGAAAATAACGATGGCTAAACAAATTAAGAAATCCAAAGCTGAAGTTGCAACCATTGATTGTAGTTTGATTACGATTGAGACTACATCCGGTGAATTTGGATTTGATACTGCAAACAAGATTGAAGTTGAGCCTCAGATTGAAGAAGAAGATGCCGTTAAGCTGGTTGTAAAGGGTATTCTTCGTGCTCAAAAGCCAAAGACTACAACCATTACTGGTAATGAGATTACTCTTACCGACAACGTCTTCAATCCTGAACTTGTCCTT